ACAGGTCGAGATCGGGCTCGGTCATTGCCTGATCCTTTGCCGAGGTGCGCGCGTCATGGTCAGGAGGTAATCGACGCCATCCTGTTCCAGCACAAGCGCTGCCGTCGTGTCGTCCAGCTTGAGGATTTCAGTCGATGATAGGCGCTCGGCCAGCTTCCGCGCGGGCTCCTCCATCGGCCACGGTTTCTTGCTCATGTGATCCCCCATTGTTTCAGCGCCACCTCGGCCTCGGTCACGGATCGCACCAGCGCATAGGGCGCACCGGCCCGCGCGAGATCGCGCTGGATATCCTTCTGCGCCTCGCTCTGGCGGCTGTCGGCCTTGATCTCCAGGAAGAACGCGCGGCCCTGCCAGATGATCTCGATATCCGGCCACCCTGCCTTGGTGCCCAGCTTGCGCGCCTTGGCGATCTGCCGCGCTGCCTCCGGCCCGGCCATGTCCAGCTCGTTCGGGCTGTGGTGGTAGATCGCATCGCCCGGCAGCACCAGGTCGAGGAGATCGAGGATCGCCCGATGGATCGGCCCCTCGCGGTCCTGGCGCGGCGCGCTGGTGTCGCCGTCGGCCTTGTAGAACGCCTGGAGCTGGGCGGCTGTCATGCGGTTACTCATTCGACACCGCCAGCCTCAAAGCCCGATGCGTGCGGCGCTTCTGGTTCTCCAGGTGCGTGACCAGCTCCAGGTGGTTCGGGTTGCAGCACAAGCGGTTTTCGCAGATGTGATCCACCTGCTTCTTGCCGGGAATGTAGCCGTGAAAATGCGCGTATGCGACCAGGTGAACCGCAACGGTCTGACCATCCAGGCACATGCGGCCATATCCGCCGCCGCGCCCGCTGCCCGAGGTTGGCCCCTGCCATTCCCAGCACCCGGTTTCCTCGTTGATCTCGACGCGCGCCATGATCTTGCCGATCACCTTATCGCGCCTGCCCTGGTCCCTCGTCATAGCCGGTTCCTCGCCCATTTCAGCGCGTCGGCCAAGCGCTGCCGCACGTCGGCTGTCGCGTTCGACTTCGGCCCCTTGCACGGGCAGGGCTGGAGCGCGACCAGGAGCCCGTGGATTTCGTCGGCCGGAACGTAGATCACCGCCATGCCATCCTCGACCCTGACGTGGCCCTTCTTCTCCGCGAGCCCGCTCATGCCGACACCGCCGCGAAGCATTGCACCGCCACACCGAGGAGCCCGGCGAAGTGATCCGCAGCCTCGGCACACTCCAGTGGCGTGGGATACGCCCCCAGCTCGGGCAAGCCAGGCAGCATGGCAAGCGCCCTCCAGATCACGTCAACCATCGGTCGGCTCCCAAGATATCTCGATCCAGAGATCGACAAACTGCCGCTCCTCTGATCGGTCTGTGACGGTATATCCAGCCTCGATCAGCGCCTCGCGCACACCCTCGCGCTTGAATGATTGCGAATAGCCTTTGTGCTGGGTCATGTCATGCGGCGCTCGAATTGACTTCCGGCCCAGCGCCGCAGCGGAACGGATCATCCGGTCCAGCGTTTCCAGGTCAGTTTCGACCGCCTGCTTGGGGTCCAAACCTCGCGCCTCATCGGCAGTTATCATTCCTTCCCCTCCGCTCTACGCATCCGGCGGATCGCCCGGTGCATGATCCTGGTTCGCTCGCGCTGATCCCATTCGAGGATCGCTTTTCTGCGCTCGATCCGAGCGTCTAGCACGTCAAGCCTTTGATCTTCCTCGGCTTTTGTGTAGCGCCGCCAAGGTGCGTCAACCTCGCCCCGCTGCACAACGTCCTCGGCCATGATCGCAATTCCCTTGTTTTGTTCGGAACTGCATACACCTTGCACCGCTGCACGGTCAAGCGAACACGTCAAAGTCGCCGTCAGCCTGGAACGATCCGCCGCCCTGGCCGTCGGTCCTGCGCCCGCCCAGCCGGTCGAACTCGCCAACGCCGAGGAAGCCATAGCCCGCCCCGTCGCAGATGTGGCTTTCGTCGTTCTTCGAGGGCTTGTCGGCGTAGCGATCCTCGCCCGACACGGCCAGCCGCTTGAAGTGCCAAGCCCCCATCAGCCCCTTGTGCAGCATCGGGCAGTTGCGCTTGTTGACCAGGAGCCCCGGCTTGCCGTCGATCATGCGCTCGCATGGCCCGGCGATTGCCGCGATCCGCATCTTCGGGTCTTGCGTCGGCGCGGGCTCCAGGTTGATGCCGTGCTGCGTGCGCAGCCAGTCGAAGCTCGCCGTCTCGAATATCTCGTCGCGCTTGCCTCCGGCCGGGTCGCCCCAGCCTTTGCCGGTCAGCCCCTTGGCGACGTGATCGGGGAAGTGCTTGACCAGGGCCTCGCCCACCAGCTCGCCAAAGCGCTTGATCCCCATGTCGAAGCAAACCACCTCGCGGTGCGCCAGGAGCGGGCCGCGCGGATGCTTCTGAAACAGGAGCGCCGAGGGCTGGAGCGTGCCGCCGCCAATGTCGGCCCCGATGTAGATCGGCTCGTCGGGCAGAACCGGCAGGTGATCGACGCCATGCACCTGGCCGTTGTATTGCGGGACCACGCGCCGACCGTCCGTCACGAACGTGTAGACGCCCTGGAGGTAGCTCTGGATTTCCTCCAGCGCCTTGCCCGCCAGCGCCCGGCCGTAGTAGCTCCGCGCCCCGAGCGGGTTCGAGCCAGCATCGACGCGGGACAGCGCGACCAGGTTTTCTTGCCACGGGTTCACGATCCAGAACCGCTCGGCCGCTCGGATCACCTCAATCGGGCAATCGACGCGCCGGACCTTGCCGCGATACCAGATCAGCACCTCGGCCGACGTGAGCTTGATGCTCTGATACTCGGGGAAATTCTCGTCAACGATCTGCGCGGCCGCACCTCCAGGACGCCGGGCGGTTGCTGGTGGAAGCTGTAGCCCTCGGGCGTGTCGCGGTGGTGCCAGCCGTAGAGCCAATGATCGGCGTCGGGCGGGTTGGTGTCGCCCCAGATGCCGGACCAGGTGCTTGATCGCTCGTTCAGCGCGAAGCGGCCGACGCGCTCGGTCAGGCGGGTGACGACGGATCGCGGCACCTCGCGCATCTCGTTGATGAAGGCCCCGGTCAGCTCCAGCGAAAGGAGCTTCTTCACGTCCTTGGGCTTGTCGAGCGCGATCAGGTTGACCTCGATCTCCAGGTCAGAGTTGCGCGGCTGGATCATGTGCGTGGCCGGTGAGCGCCAGATGATATCCCCGAACGCATCCGAGGGATAAATCTGTTGATAGGTCACGGCCGTTGTGGATCGCAGCTCGGGCATGGTGTTGCGGATCACCGCGAAGCGCGACCGGCGCTTGCCGTCGTCGCTGGGCGCTTGCTCCTGGCCGAGATCGAGGATGCGCTGGAGGCTGGGCACCGACTTGCCGGAGCCCACCGGCCCGATGATGAACGACGCGAACGCGCGATCCTGCTTGTAGGCCCAAGCCACCGGGCTCGTCTCATAGGTCCAGGTTTGGCTTACCATCCGGCCACCTCCAGGACAGTGAGCGCGAGCTGGATCGCCCCGGCAGCGCATGACGCTGCCAGAACAGCGCGCCCGATGATCCGATATCCCGTCAAGGCTTGCCCCTCGTTTTGATCGCCAGGTAATCCACGATCCTCTCCCCGTCGCCGTTGCGTTCGGCCGTGATCCGCTGCGTGAGGAGGCAGAGCCCGCGATCATGCAGGAGCATCGCCGCGCGCTTCACCGTCGAGGGCGCAGAACCGGTCGAGCCCCGATGATACACCACCAGGTCGCCAGGCTCCACGCGGTCGAGAGCCTGGGCGATCACCGCCTCCTCGCTGCCGCTGTCGATCCGCTCAATCCTGACCTCCTGCCTCACGCGATCATCCATGCCAGCGCCCCCCAGACACCGAGGCCAGCCGCGATCCAGACCAAGTGCCAGGCCAGCGGCCCGCGACCCAGCTCCGAAAACTCGCCCCGAGCCGGGCAATCCCTGCCTTGGTTGCAGTCGTGGTTGCACGGCGGGCAGCGCAAGTCACTTGCACCTCCTGTGCGGCCCGCTGACAGCCCTTGTGCCTTTTCGGCACCCTCGACCAGTGAATGGCCCATCACGCGCCCACGCGGCACTCCTGCGATCTCCAGCGGGGCAAGGTGATCGACCTTTGACCGCAAGCTGCCTTTCACCTCGCGCTGATAGGTGAACGCAGTTGCGCATCGGCACGCTGGGTCTGCCAGGTTGTCGCCCCATTCCGTGCCGCACCCGCAGCACCTCCATTCATTCGCCATCGTCGTCTCCTTCCGGTTGCCACTTGGGGATCGCCTTGATCGCTTCCCCGTATGCGGGCGGGATCACCTTCACCTCGAAGCCGTCGCCCGTGCCGCCTTCTCGATCTTCTCGGCCGTAGCCGTGGTTCACTTCCAGGGCGAACTTGGCCCCGTTAGATGCCTCGCGGACGTAGAGCGCTTCCTCTGCGAACTCTGCGATCCGCATCTTGGCGCGCGCAATGATCGGGACAAATGCCGGATCACGTGGCTCGTCTCCCCTGCTGTATGCGAGGAGGGTCTGGCGCGTGGTGTCGAGTGCGAGTGCGAGCCCTGCCATCGTTGGGGGCACCTGGTATTCCTCCTCGTAGGGGTCGCCGTCTCGCGGGTAGATTTTCCGTTTGCGCGTTCGGCTTTGGAAATACTCCTCGATCCTCTGTTCCAGCTCCTCGGGATCGGTGAAGGCGAGTTGCCCGCGTTTTGCCATCATGTCCTCCCTTGCTCTGCCAGGCGCTGCCGCAGGTGTGCGAGCGCTTCATCCCCGATGTTCTTCATGCCGCCCGACCGACCGCTATTAGCGGGCGGGGAGGGAGGGCGGCTTTGCGAACCCTCTCCCCCTTGGAACCCCCTCTCCGTGGTCTTGTCCGTGATCTTATCCGTGGTCTTGGTCTTATCCGTGGTCTTTTCCTTTTCCTTATTCTTTTCCGTATCCGTTGTATCGGTAGGGCTTTCGATAGGGGTATGGGATAGGGGTATCAGTAGGGCTTCCCCGAGGCGGTCGAGCGTGTTTGCATCGAGCCCGATCTCCTGCGAAGTGAGCATCGGTTCGAGCTTCATCTCCTTGACCAGATCGGCGGCTGTGCTGTCGAAACCGCCCATCGCTTCGAGGATTTTCTGGGCCTCGACGTGATCGCTGCGCTGTTCGCTGTGCCGGAGCCTCGATGCCTTCTCGCGCCATTCCTCGCGGCGCTCGAACATTGCCAGGATCAGATCGCAGGCGGCGCAGTCTCTGACCGGCGAATATGGCAGGGCCTGGATGATGCGCACCGGGCCTTGCAGGTGCTTTCGGCTGGAGATCGAGTTGAACCGGAAGAAGTTGACGATCTGGATAAGCTCCTCCTCGGGATCGTATCGGATCAGGCGCGCGTCGGCCAAGTTGACGAACGCGGCGCGCACGTCGTCGGCCGGGACTTTAAGCTCCAGCGCGGCCATTTCTGGCGGCAGGACGAACGCCCCGGCGCTGTTGCCGTGTGTGGTGGTGTGCAGGTAGAGGTAGACCAGGCGCGCGAGATCGCTTTCGAGCTGCCGAAACCTCTTGCTGCGCCAGATCGAGCTAGAGATGATGCCGAACTGTCTCACGGGATCACCGCCCTGACGGTTCCGGCACCGCCTCCAGGTTCTCGACCAGGGCGCGGATCGCATCGCCCTTAGATTTCCAGAGGTGATAGCTCGCGCCGCTCGCGCGCTTCATCTCCGCTTCGGAAAGCTCGGAGCCACCGGCCAAGATGATCTTGACCGCAGCCCCCAGCACGTTGAGATCGGCGGCCATGACCGGCCCCGCATTGTGAATGTGCAGGCTCATTCCTTCGGTGCCTTCTTCTGGAACTGTTCCCGGCGCAGCGTGACCGCGCCACCCTCGCCAATCTCCGGCGCTTCCTCGGCAAAGCGCATCGCCGTGACGCGCGCCCGGCTCAAGACGGTTGCCAGGTATGCGGCCAGGCGCTCCTCGGTCGTGTGCGTTTTCGTGAGCTCGAACTCCTCCACGATCCACCGCGCGACCCTGGGCTTGACCGGGATCGTCACCGTGAAGTCGGACGGAACCGTGGGCTTCGGTGCCAGCTCGTCCTCGGCGCGGATCATCGCGTCGGTCAGGCTGATCTTGCGCTCGGCCGCGATTTCGCGCGCCCTGGCCAGGATTTTTTCGTCTGTGTTGTCAGTCATTTGCTCGCTCCTTGGTAAATTTCTCGCTTATATTTGCAAAATATCTATTGCAAGGGCAAGCGCGATCTGATCTAACCATTGTTGCAGGGCGTCGAGCCCGAGCGACAACGGAGGTTTGCAGATGCAATTCGACCTGTTCGACCAAGGCAGCGAAAGCCAGCCCGGCAACCGGCAAACCGATCTGGAGATGCTGATCGAGGAGAAAGCGATGAACCATTACGAACGGAAACAGGAAGCCCGGCGCGAGCGGTTGCTTGCAGCGGCCGAGCGGGCCGAGGCCCAGAGCGAGGCGGCATACAAGCGCGCCGATCTGCGCGAGGAGGCTTCGGGCATCCCCTTCGGCCAGCCGATCCTGGTCGGCCACCACTCTGAGGGGCGGCACCGCGCCGCGATCCGGCGGGCCGACAACGCCATGCGGGCCAGCATCGAGGCCGACAAGCGGGCCAAGGAGCTGCGCGGCAAGGCGGCAGGTGTCGGCCAAGGTGGCATCAGCTCCGACGACCCCGACGCGATCCAGAAGCTCCAAGCGAAGATCGACGCCGACAAGGGGATGCAGGAGTTTATGAAGGCAGCCAACCGGGCGATCCGCGCGGCCTACAAGAAAGGCGTTCGGTTTGACGGACCCGCCGAGGATATCGAGATCGCCCAGAAAGCGCTCGCCAAATCCTGCGGCCGTGAGTTTTCCGAGGCCGAGGCGCGGTCGATGCTCCAGCCCGACTTTGCCAACCGGATCGGCTTTGCCGATTACCAGCTCCAAAACAACAACGCCAATATCCGGCGGATGGAGCAACGGATCGCGCAGCTACGCGCGGCCCAGGCTGCGGCCGAGGCGGCAGGCGGCGAGGAAAAGCGCGACGTTTACCAGGGCTTGTGCGAGGTGGTCGAGAACTTCGAGGAAAACCGGCTCCAGATCGTTTTCGACGGCAAGCCCAGCGCCGAGGTTCGGGCCGAGCTGAAAGGCAACGGGTTCCGGTGGGCACCCAGCCAGGGGGCTTGGCAGCGACAGCTCAACAACGGCGCGCGCTACGCGGCCAAGCGGTTCTTGATCTCGCAAGGGATCGAGGCCTGACGCATCGGTGAGGGGCGGCAAGCCCGCCCCATCCCATGCGCCAGCACAGAGGAGAGCGACATGCAATGCATCAAGACCGGAGCCCATATCTACATCGCGCAATATGGGGAATTTGCGATCTGCGACGTGTTCGAGCTGAACGGCGTCAACCTGTTTCGGATCGCCGGGACCAGCCGCGAGCCCATGCGCGACGTGATCCACTTCAACGTGGTTAACGTGGCGCAATGGTTCGACCGCGAAGCAACCGACGGCCGCAGCTCCACCATGATCTCGGCCTGCGCTGCGAACTTTGGCTACGACGGGAAGGCGGTGAACGCATGAGCCGCAAGCCGACGATCTGGGAAGCCCTGGCCGACAAGCTCGGCCGGGAACCCACGCACCGCGAAGCGTGCGACGAGGTGAAGCGCATCCTGCGCGAAGCCGCCGAGGAAAGGGCAGGCGCATGACGCGCGAGCCATACCGCCCAACCGTGCCGGATTTCGGCGCACAACCCGAGGAGAACGAATTAGACCGGAACGGCCACCCTAACCTGGCGCGCACCTACATCGCGCCCAACCCTATGCAGGAGCCCGAGCCCCAGCCGCACTATGCCGAGATCGCGGACGCGACGAGCGAACATGCCGACGCGCCGCCCCCGCCCTACACCGCGCAGACGATCACCAACCGGCACGGCAAGAACGTGCTGCGCCTGCGCTTCGAGAATTTCGAGGCGCTGGAGCGCTTCTTTGTCGAGGAGCTGATCGGCTCCGACATGATGAAGGGCAGCGCCTCAAAAGTGATCGGCACCACCCTGCTGATCTGGGACCGTAACTGAAACCACGAAAGGAAAGACCCCATGCAACACCTGTTCGAGAACATGACGGCCACCTGCGACGAGCTGGCCAAGCTGATGGCGGATCGCGGGATCGTCACCCCGTCGGCCGCAATCAAGGCGCGCAGCGGCCACCGCACGGCCCGCGTGATGCTCAACTTTGCGAAGGCAGGCGAAAGCTACCCTGGCCAGTATGAGTTTCTGACCGGCGACACCATCGAGGAGGCTGTGGAGAAGGCCGAGGCGTGGGTGCGCAGCCAGCCGACGGCCGAGGAGTGCGCGCTCCAGGATGCGCTCGGGCTGACCGCCAAGGCGCTGGAGGCCAGCCGCAAGGCCGGGCTCGACACCGGCGAGGGCGCGGCGTTCGTCGCCCAGCTCGAAGCCATGATGAAGCGCTTGAGCGAGAACGCGATTACCGACCAGAGCGAGGCGGGCTAATGGCACGCGGCACCGCAACCCACAACGGCGAGGAGATCGAGGTGGCGTTCAGCGCCACCGGCGTTCTCTCCGACTATGGCGTGGACCGCTCGCCAACCTGGATCGAGTGGGAGGATATCGAGATCGAGGAGCTGACGATCCTAGGCCACAAGGTCGATCCGAAGATCCTGCCCGACGAACTGGTTGAGGCGATCCGCGATCTGGCGGACGATCTCGAATTTGAAGCCGAGGAGCCGGACTATGACTGACCAGAAGCGGATCGTTCCCCAGGTGGAGCTGGTGGCGTTTGTCCAGGACGGAGGCGGCACCACCCCGGCCACGATCCTGATCGAAGGCGCTGCCCCGCTGTTCGCCTTGTCTGCCTTCGCCATGAAGGCAATCGCCAGCCAGCACCCGCACTTGGGCGGCAAGCCCATCGTGGCGCTGCGCTATTCGGTGGAGGCGCGGCCGTGAAGCGTTGCGCATGGCATGAGTGCGGCCGGGCTTTCGAGCCCGCCGACCCCAGGCAAGAGTTTTGCTGCCCCGACTGCCGCAAGGCACGGGGCGCATGGAAGGCCCGGCGCGGCGGTCCACTGGTGGACATGCTGCTTTCGGGCGACGTGGAGGCGCTGATGGAAGCGAAGCGCCGCATCAAGGAGGAGATCAAGGATGCAACTGCCAAAGCTGATTGAGGGCATGGATTTCGCCACCTACCTGGGCGATCCGATGCCGGAGCCGAGCCTGACCAGCTCGCTTGTGAAAGACTTGCTGGGCACCGCCCCGCGCAAGGTCTGGCAAAACACCGCCAGGCTTAACAAGGACGCCGAGAGCGAGGAAAAAACGATCTTCGACCTGGGCTCGGCCGCGCACCGGCTTTTCACCGGCACCGGCGCTCCGATTGTCGAGATCGACGCGGCCGACTTCCGGTCGAAGGCTGCGAAGGAAGCCAAGGACGAAGCCTATGCCCAGGGCAAGACGCCGATCCTGGCGAAGAACATGCCGCGCGTTCGGGCTATGGCAACGGCCGCGCTGGAACAAGTGCGGGACAACCCCGAGATCGGGCACCTGTTCTCGCGCGACAACCAAGCCAAGCTCCTGCGCGAAGCCACGATCTTGTGGCAGGAAAGCGGCGTCATGTGCCGGTGCCGTCCCG